TCTTGTTCAATAAATGGCATTATGTCCTCGTTATTTGTAATACTGAAGCTGTCATCTTTATAACACCAGTAGTTGCAGCCTGCATCTTCAGTATATCACCTTCTTCTAAAATTAAAATATTATTAAATGTTAACATATCTGCGCTATCACTAGCATTTACAACGTTTGTGCTAAACTCAAAATCAGTGCTAGCAGAACTATCTCTAACTTTAGTTGTAACTGTTAGAGCAGATCCATGAGTATTAAATAATCTTATGGTTTTAATAATGGATGTAGTAGCTGTAGGTGACGTATACATACTTACATCAGATCCAGCTGAACTAATTGTTGCTTGTATATTTTTATAAACATTTGCCATTACGATAAAAAGAAATTAAATCTTTGTTGTTCCTCTTTTTCTGTTTCTAAAAACGTTGAGTTAAGTTGCTCTACAACAGTGGTTAAAGCTCTGTTAATTTGTTTTTGGTTAGAGATATCATACTCTTGTTTTGGTTCAGGTAATCGTACTACTATTTTTGCCATTATCTTCTACCATCCTGTTGTAGGTCTAGTGTAATCGTACCAAATCTCCATGATTGACTAGCACCATCATTTTCTATTTTAATATTTGCGTATCGTCCTCTAGTTCTTGTATCTATTTTATTAGTAGATGATGAGACTGTAAACGGACTTAATGTGGTTGCACTATCTGATTGCTGTGGGAACCTTTTTACAGACATAGTAATCTTAGAATCACCTTGTAAATTTTTAAAATCTGGTAGTATTCTTCTCATAAACAAAAAGAACTGACCTGCTGTGCCTTGTATATCTAAATCAAAATCAAATGATTTTATGTTTGACGCAACAGTTGTAGTTGTTCCATCAGGATTAATTTGATCTGTTCCTATTTCATGTTCAAATAAGGTTGTCTGTCCTAATCCAGATAAACCAACTATAGAAGGAAAAGTACCATCTGCAGTAGAATCAAATTTAGTTCCAAAAGGTTTCGGATATATTGTCCCGTCTATCCAACTTGTTCTAGCTTCAGATCCAATGTACCAAATAGGGAGTTGTGGAGCACTTTCACCATAGTTATAAACTACATACTGATTATTATAAGTTGATGAAGTAGTAGGATAATACCAAGTTACTTCACCAAAAAGATTGTTTAGTCCAGCGTTTACTTGTTGACCTTTTGTAATATCTAATTGATCAAACACATAATCTTCAACAGAACACGTAAGCGTTTTAACCGTACCATCATATAAAAAGAAACCGTTAGGGCTCATCCAATACGCAACACCATCTACTTCAACCGCAGCATTCTTACCTATAAGTCCACAGTTTGTTCCCACTTGTTCAAAACCAAATGTAAAAGGAGCACCAACAAATTTCATAGTATACAAAGCGTTGTCAGTCCAAATCAAAATAGTTTCTTTAGCTTTTAGTGCACCAATGATTCTACTACCATCTTGTAATCTTTGTGTACCCGCAGCGTTAGTTACAGAAGGTGTATAAGTATTTATATCTTCTTGGTCAGAAAATCTTATAAACATATCGTCTTGTGTTGTGGCATCGCCTATTGTTGTTTCCGTTCCAAGATGAATTAAGTGTCTTGTTGTTGGTGATATTAAACTTGCTCTTGTTGCCGTAGGATTGTTACCTGTTGCAAAACCAGAAGTAGTTGTTGCAGCTCTTGTTGTCAAAGGCTGTGTGCCTCCAGCATCCCAAGTAAATGTTTTACCATTAGCAATCGTTGCTACTAATACTTGTCCAAAATTATCTAGTGACCAAAGTCCTGGTTCTAGTTGTACTGTTGATGCAACGGTAGCTTCACCCCAATCAGAAAAGTTTGTAGCATCTGTTACAGCCGTGCCATCTGAGTGAGCAGCTTTGTCTGTTCCATTTACTCCTCTTACAATAGTTTGTAAATTAGCACCTGCAATAGATGCGTAAGATATTAATTCACTTTCTACTAAAATTCTACCTGCGGAAGTAAAGTTTGTTGTTGAAGCTAATGTAATATTTGTTCCAGATCCACCTGTGCCGTTTGTATCATTTAATAGTGCACCATTTAAAGTTGACGTTGCAGCACCAGCTACAGTGCCTTGCCACTCAGATATACCCCAACCATAACCATAAGATTGTGCAGCTGGACCTATTCTAACATAAGGTGCAATATCTATGCTACCACCAGGGCCAGCATTTGCCGGTGTGCCTGATGTTGTAACTGTTACTTGAAATTGTGTAGCGTTTAAAACATTTGTAACTTGAAATTTTTTACCATCAAAATCAGAAGTAGAATAACCACTACTTCCTGGTAGTGTCGTATCATCTAAAAAAACAATATCGCCAGGTTCTAAACCATGGGCGGTGCTAGTTGTAATTGTTACTAAACTTGATCCTGAAAATGTTTGTATGGTTGCATTTGTTATTTGAGTGTCTAATGGCGTGATATCATAAAGCTGACCTTCAAAATATAATAATAAAAGTTTATCTGTTCCGATGGCCACGTATCGGTTTCCATCTAAATCTACAAATGGAAACATTTTTCTAGCAACACCAACAATGGTGTCTGTAACTAAAGATGACCACCCACCTACTTTTTCTGGTAGTTGATATCTAAATCTAACGTTATCGCAATCTACCCAACGTCCTTCTGCTCCAACGGTTGTGTTCTGCTTATCTATTCCAGGTAAAAATTTAACTCGTGTAAGAGGCATGATTCATCCTCCTATGCCGTATTTGTCTTAAAAGCCCAGCCACGAGTTGTATCAACATACACTAGAGTTATGGCTTGACCGTTTGTTGATAACACTAAATTACTTCCAGCTCCATTTATGTTGTGACCGTTTCTATTTACAGTTAAATTATTAGAATTAAAAGTTCCTCTGGCATCTACTATCACTATTTCATCACCAGTTGCTGCTGAGGTAGGAAGTGTAATTGTAATCCCTGCAGTTGTTGTATTTGTTAACAGTTGATCACCAGCCACTGCAATATAAGTTGTTACAGAAGCTGAGTTTACAGTTCCATAACCTTTTGATAATAATCCTAACTTCATGTTTGTGCCGTCTGATACAACTGCAACAGTTGCATTTATTGGGATAGGAACACTATTACCACTTGCTGTAACAACAGATAGAGAAAAGAGTGTAGCACCGCTACCTCTTGTTGTAGAGTCTTTTACAATAAAAGATCTCTCTGCACCGCTAGGCATAGTTAAGGTTCTATTACCAGTTAAAGTTCCAGTTAATTCATAAAAAGCATTTTTACCATCTGAAGTAGCACCGTTAGTTAAAGTAAGTGTAACATCTCCAGAAGCCATAGATTGACTTAAATATCCTGTAGCTGATTGCTCTAAAATCTGTAAATTTGTATTTGTTATTGTCCCCCATAAACCAGCTTTTTCACCGGTTGCTATGAGTTCTAATTTTGTATCTGTAGAAAAACTTGATGCCATATTAATAAGGTTCTATTGGTGTCCAGACCATTGTTGCGCCTGGCACTATTCCGCTCCATGTTATAGCTGTAGCGTCTTTAGTAGCTAGTGTTAATCCACTACCAGTAACGTCTACATTTGCTGCTGCCGTTACTGTAACAGTACCTGTGGACATAGTCAATGCGTTTCCAGAGACCGAGATATTGGCATCTGCTGTAACTGTAACTGTTCCGGTAGCCAGGGTCAGTGGGCTACCTGTAGGGCTTAAATTAGCCTGTCCAGATATAGATAAAGTACCAAAACCAAGTGTTAATGGATTTGCTGTAGCGTCCTCTACAATAGAATCAGCCGTAATACCTATACTACCTATCGTTATTGTTAACGATGTCTTAGTAGCTGTGATAGTTACGTTTCTATCCTCGGCTGCTGTTGCAAACGGAAACTCTGAAAATGCACTTAATCCTAACATAATATATCCTTAAACAGGAGAGAGTGTGGTGTTATGGTGGTGACACTCCCTCCAGTATAAGGATATATCACTTTTTAAACCAAGCGGGAAGTCCTAAATGCGGTCTTCTATCATTTACATTTTTATCCGCATCTTTAGATTTTTGGTCGTTATAGTGTAGAAATACTTGGGCGCAGTTATCACCTTGAAACTCTTCTCTCCAATGTTCTAACTCCATGCCTCTATAAACAAGCATATCACCAGGTTTTAGATTAACTAAAATACCTTTGTTATTACTAACAGAGGTGTATTTTTTACCATCAGGTATACCTACATTTTTCTTTGGCTCTAAATGTATTGGCCAAGGATCACCACCTAGATTTAAGGTTGTAGATATTTCACAACTAAATCTATCTTTGTGTCTGTGTAAGACATCACCAGGTTTATATATTCTTGCATAAGAATATGTTGGGTTTAATTTAAGACCTGTTTTCTCTTCCATAATAGGTAAAGTTCTCATTAACAAAGTCTCCATAGCTAAATCCGCATAGTGAGAATATGTATTCGGAACTTGTTGATCAGACCAAGTGCCCCATTCCTCTGTGAAGTTAGAGATATATCTTTCATCAAATAAAGTTCTTGCAACCTTTCTTTTAAGTAAAAAATAATTATAAACAAATTCAGCTATTTCTTTTGGTACAGCCTCTTTGATTACAAGGTATTTATTTTTTTTGAAGCTCATCTTTATCACTCCTTTCCTTTGATATTGATGATTCAACCACTTTAATATTAAAGTGTATGAATCTGAATGGCTCTAAACCTGGATCTACTGCAAACTGGTGCGGTACATAACCTGGAAAGATAATCATCATTCCTGGTGTTGGTCTATAATGAATTTGATTACTTCCTAATGTAATCTTTGATTGATCTTTCATCAATAATTTTGTCATCTCTGCACCAGGTCTTGGATCATGAAATATTGGGTAAGATGTTTTCTCACTACATTTCAAAAAGTAAAATCCCGATACATGTTGATTCCAGTGAACATGCGTGTCGTGATGACCACCACCTTTTTCACTAAACTCTTGCACCCAAAATTCTGTAAAGTGTAAGCTGTGGTTTTGTAAATTAAATCCTTGCCAATTTAAAAATTCATAAGATCTTTGTCCCATGAATTCTACCAGATCTTTTATTTTAGGATCGTTTGAAAAACTTTCACTATGATAAGACAAGCCAAAACTACCTATATCTTTTTTCCATTTAGGTTCATTTTTAAATTTATCTTTTAAGTTTTTTTGAGCTTTCTTAATATATTTATCTGTTACTTTGATTGCGTTTTTTAAAAACATGGGTGCCTCTGCCACCCATACTGGTGTTTGAAAATAAAATGCAGATTTAAAATCTACATGTCCTTTTGGTTTATTACTACCGCCTTGTATCATATTATCTAAAAGGATAGCCAAGATTCCATATTACTAGACTATGCCTTACTCCTTTCGTTACTGGTTTAACTCTATGCCATACAAAAGATGGAAAAACTACCAAAGAGCCTTTTGGTAATATTTCAGTGCATGTTCTTATAGCACGAGGTTTATCAGGATCTTCATTCCTTAAATCAAATTCTAACTCCCCGCCTTTGTATTCTTTTGGATCTGTTAAACTAACTGTTACAGATAGTTTTCTTATTTTACCTTTTGTTGGTCCTTCGTCTAGGTAAGGTTTGTCCCAACTGTCACAATGCCAATCATAATACTGACCTTTTTTATATATTGTAAATTGACAAGATTCTGACCAATCCCAATCAAAGTTCCAACCTGCATTTTTATTTGCCATTCCAACATAAGGTTGTATTTCTTTGTATATCCATCTATCGTTCATCCAAACAATATTTGAATCTCTTTTCTTTTGTAAATTTTTTATTTCGTCTTTTGTAAGAGGTTGCTTTTCTAAATTTCTATCTCTACCAAAACCACCTGTAATGGCCATAATTTCTCTTTGTTTTTCTGCCTTACCATATTGCACAATCATATCACAAATCCTTGGCGGTATAACAGATTCAAAGTACCAGTAATAATTAGATATATTCATAAGTAATTGTTAAAATTGTATTTAAGTTTTTAGATTTATTCGGTGAAAAAGAATACTTATTAGTAGATGGAAACATTATAAAATGATTGCTCTTCATAGGTAGGTGCCAAGTTCTGTTTTTTCTTCTATTATCATCATACTCAATAATGCATTCTGAGGAACCCTTTTTAACATCGACACCATAAACAAGTGTATAATCTGGTGAGTGAAGTAAATTAACGGGGTCAACTTGATTTCTTGTCCAAGATTTTTCTTCAGGATGCATAATATTACCGTGCACAGTTTTAGTTACTAAAGTAGCATCATACTCAGCCCCCCAATGATCTCTGATATAGTCTTGCAACCATTGTAAAGGTTGAGAAAAATTTACAACATAATCATCAAAAGCATAAGCTTTTGGATTATTGTTAATTCGTTTTTGATTTACGTAAGATTCTATTATGTCGTTTCTTATTTTATTGCGATTAATATCAAAACCTTTAGGCATCGCAACTTCGCCAGTATACAAATCAACCTCAGATAACACCACCTTCTGCATAAATTATCTTTCTACTTTATTCCAACTCCCGTTAGCTTCATCCCATTCGTACGTGTGAGTAAGCTGCTCATCATCTGCTAATGCAGGTGCATCACCTATTGGTGACTGCCATCTTGCTTCTGATGTATTAAGAACCCAACTAGCGTAAGGTTTCTTTGGCATAAAAATATCGTTATCTTCATCATAAGAATAACCTATCCCAGCATAATTACCTCTAAATGCTTTAGAGTCATCGCCAGATGAATGTTTATTACCTTTAGTGTTGTAAGATGTTTTTTTCCAAAGAGGCCAGCTGTGGATATTTTCCAAAAACTGTCTACCTACTTCTTCATCTTCAATACCATCAGCATTTTGACAATCTTTATCAGCTACAACATGAACTGCTATAACTTTATTGTTTGCTCCTAGTTTTGCGT